AAGTCTCCAGCAATATTTACAGATTCGGATAAAAATTCTTTGTAAGACTTCATATCAGCCTCCAACAATTTGTACTTCTTCTACAACGATGTTTGCAGAACCAGCCGTGATTTTAATGCATCTATGTACATATGCCTGAGCACCACTAGCGTAATCATAATCAGCAGTAGCCGCAGATGCATCAATGTCAGTTGTGATGGTATTTCCAGTTGAAGCAGTGATGGACTTACCAGCAGTAGCAGCAGACTCGAAGGCAGCAGGAAGCACAGAAGCAGAATCTACAACTGCAATATAATCACCAGTAGAGAATGGGTGGGTATTTCCAGTTAGACCAACACCACCATCACCTAGAGTATAAACGGAAGTAGCAGAATCAGTTGCCGCTACGATCGCTGCCTTTCCAGGATTGGAACCCTTTAGAAGAACTGACTCACCTGCTAAAAGTTGAATTGCAGGACCAGCATTAAATTGAACTGTTGATGCTGAAGTTGCACTCACTCTGTAAATACCAGTGTTAACAATTTGGTATTCAGATTGAGATGCAGTAATACTATTAGTATTCAATACATTTAGAACGGACATGTTAAACTCCGAGAATAATTTCTTTCCTATGTTTTATTTAGTTTCTTTATTACTTTGCTTGAGGAGTTTTGCCAACTCTGATGTCGATCCAACAAACATAGTATTATTAACTGTAGTAGGACCTGATTTAGTTGCTGCTTTTTCATCGATATCTTTCATTTTTTTCTGGAGGTCGATTAGTTTGTCAGCGACATCCGCAACATTTTTGATAAGTTGTCCAGCAACTTCATATGCTCTTGGATGATCTGAACTTCTAGCAACATCAAGAATACCATCAATGGCTTCTTGACCTTTCATCACAAGATTGTGAAGTTGTGCTCTTGTTACTTCATAGTCTTGCTGTAATTCTGGTTTTTGTGAAGGAGCAATATCTTTCACCTCAGTTTCAACAACAATTTCTGTTGGTTCCACATCAAATACTTTATCTAATCCATCAAATGTACTCATAAGTCTTCATCTACTCCTGTGTCTGGATCTCTTTTCTTAATATCTGTAAATTCAGAGAATACTTCATTGAAACCAAAATCATCATCTGCATCTGCATCGATAGGATCTGGTTGAACAGTATATCTCTGTATTCTTGGAGCATTTACAGTATCCATTGAATCATAAGAATCCGCAATGACCTTTTTGATAACACCAGTACCTTCTCTTACTGGTCCGTAAATATATGTCTTTGCAGTAAAAGATAGAGTATAAACTAATGCTCTTCTCTGATTCAAGTCCCCTTCATAATCATCTTGATATGAGATATTATCTAAGTTTACAGTAACATCTTTTGTTTCATTTATTGAAGGAATTAACTGTAAAGATAAATTATATGATGGTTGGAAAAATGGTAAAATTTGCTCAACAATTTGTAGAGCATCATCTTGATTTTTTGCAATAATGTATAACTCAAAATCAATATTGTAAGGAACTGGCATATATGCTGCCTTAACATCACCATTAACTGGAATTTTAATTGATTGTGTTGGAGCTACCTTTCTGTCAGAATCGTATTTAATTCCCTTCATCTCAAATGCAAGACGAGGTAAAGTAATCTGTACTTTCTGATCAGTAATATCTGCGGTTTGTCTTAATCTAGCAAGAAATTTTTCAGCAGGACCATATGCTAGAGGAACTTTCATTACCTCATCCTTATTTCCACTCGAACGACGAAGTTCAATATTATTGAATAGTGTTCCAAATCCAACAATAGTTTTCTTAAATATTTCGTGGTAAAAATAAGTACCCAACATTAGAATTTATCTCCTAGATTTCCAATTTCTCCAAATGGATTTGTCTCACTAAAGTCTAAAATAATATCTCCATTAGTCTCAAAGTATTTATTCTGAGCACCTTCAATTTCTCCCATATTATAAGAATCCAAAATATTGATAGTCCATGTTGCGTTAGAAGTTAAACCTCTAACTGATTCATTGTCCTTAAATACTCCAGTCAAATTATTTAGGACAAGTTTCCTAGTGGTTGGATTCCACGAAACTACCTCACCATAAGGTGCAGCAGGAGATCTCTCTAATGTAAATGTTGGTGCTGAAGTATAACCAGATCCAGGATTTAGAGTGATTCCAGTTATTTGACCAGCACTATTAACTTGAACTGTTCCAGTTGCTTGAGTTCCCCCAGTAGGAGGTGCTGAGAAAGTTATCGATGGGGGATCGTTTGGATCATATCCATCACCACCATCCCAAACAGTAAATCCAAGATTCCAAGCTTGGTGAGTATATCCAATACTCGCTTCGTGACTTCCTCCAAATACTGTTTCGCCCTTAACAAAATTGCCAGATCCACCAGGAGCAAAGACTAAATCTAAACTATACCCATACTCCTCTTCAATTTCATCAACATCAGCAATACCAGTATCCAGATCTTCATGACTATACTGGAATTGTTCACACTGTATTTCCCAAACATAACCTTTACCTAGTTGATAGAAAGGTTTTTCGTGCTCTACAAATTTAATTTCATATAAACTATTTGACCAAGGCACCCAAATTAAATCACCCTCATTTGGTCTTCCCTCTACAATTAAATTTGCACCAACAATTTCTGGAGCATAATCTTTAGATTGAATTGTTAATGGAGCTCCAGTAGAATTTGCAGGCCAAGTTCCTGTAAATGTCCATTGTGCTCCTGGAGACGAAGTTCCACTAGCACTAGCAATAGTAGCAGTTAAACCACCATTAAATATAATTTCATAATTTGATGGATTTGCTTGAATTGCTGATCCCCATTCTGGGTTGCCTAATCCAACACTCACAGAATTTAACTCAACAGTTGCTTGTCCTTGATAATTCATGAGATTAGTAACTTGAAATCCAACCTGTGGAGTTCCATCCACACTTGTAGCGAATCTTCTTCTAGATACTACAAATGTTGTCTTATCCTCAATACGAATTCCAAACTTTGTGAGTATATCTCCTTGCCCTTCCCATCCATCTACAGTATTGCAGTATGCTCTGATTGGATGAGAACTCTCAAATTTGGACATAGTATCTTCAACAAATAATTCATCCTCTTTCACTAAAGTTCTAGGAATATAGAATACATCTTGACCATATATGTCAATAGACTCTGTGATTAAGTTCTCAATTAAAGATTGCTCTGCAGCAGTTCCATTGAGTCTTAATCTACAAGATGGTGGTGTAGTAGGAGATTGGTTGCAATTGTCTGGCATAGGATTACCCGATTAGATCCATTGGTGGAAGCTCGAATGTATTTCTAAGTTCTTCTTTTAATTTATCTATCTCACCTTTTGCTTCTTCTAGAATTTTTCTACCATTTAGAGTAACTCCACCAAGCATTTGGATTCCATCATACTTACTTAGATTCTGACCCCATTGTTCCTTGAATAGTGCAGTAGCATAATCTTTTAACCAATGTTCATTCCAAATATCAGTATAAATTGTAGGATCAGCTGACATAATACAATCCACAAGAATATATTGACCAATGTTCAATTCGCCCCAATCAATATCTGCGTATAATTTTTTAGTACTTGATGTATATCTAAGTCTTCTATGAGTTTTAGAATTAATAACCCAATCAAGAGTTTCGAGATAATTCTTCACCATAAAGTAATGTAGAATTTCATTATGAGTAAATGCATAGATATCATTCAAGAATAACTGATATTTGATATTGAACATATTGTTCAGGTTTCCATATGGTGTGGACTCGCCAAGCCACACATCATTAATTCCTTTAATATTTGGTGGAAGATCAATATAGTTATTATTTTCTCTCCATGCACTAGTACCAATTTGAGTTGAACTCAATGCTGAATTTTTGATATTTTCCGTGACCTGAATTTTAATTAATGTATGATAGGATCCTTCATAGTGAAATTCCTGAAAATGACTAACTGCCTCATCAATAAGATCTTCTAATTGTTCATCGCAAACATTCACATCAATAGCAGGGTATCCAAGTCTCCTTAGACACCATGCCTTAAATTCTGCTCTAGTTGCTGGTTGTGATGCTGACATTTGTTAATTCCTCCTTACCATGTGTCGATTGCAACTCTCTTCCAAGTGTTTGTGGCAACACAGATGTAAATGAAATCAGAATCATAACGAACTTCTCCAGCGGTTCCAGTTGCAGTTGCAGTTGCTGGAGGGGTTGTGTTTACTAATCTATCTGCAGTGAATGCGGATGGAGTACCAGTTAGATTTGCGTATGGAATATTAATATTTGCTGAACCATTGAATGATACTCCAGCAATTGTTCTTGCAGTTTCTAATGTAGTTGCAGTTGCAGCATTTCCAGTTGTATCTTGATTTCCAGTAGAATTTACTCCAGGAAGATTAATGTTTACTGAACCATCAAATGAAACACCACCTATTGTTCTTGCTGTTTGTAATGTTGTTGCAGTAGAAGCATTACCATTTAGTGATGCTGTGATAATATTTGCAGTGAAGTTTCTATTTGCATCTCTTGCAACAATCGCATTTGCTGAGTTGTTTGGAGTTGCATTAGAAGTGATTGTTGGATCCCCAGATACACCATCAGCGTTAGATACTGAGATACCAATACCAGAAACTGCAATCGAACGAGTTGCTGCAGCACCAGTAGAAGTTCTTGCAATAATGCCATTAGTTGTTAATCCAGCAATTGCTGTTAGATCAGAATCTAATGGTTGAGCATCAGTAATACCATATCCAGAAATAGTTGTTGGGTTTGTTCCAGCAGTTACTCTACCTTTAACATCTACTGTTACAGATCTATAAGTTCCAGCAGTAACACCACTGTTTGCTAGTGTGAATGGAATAGTGATATTTGCAGAACCATTGAAAGAAGTAGCAGTTCCAGTGCCATCACCAGAAATACCGATTGTTCTAGCTGTCTGTAGTGTTGTTGCGGTAGAAGCATTACCAGTTAGAGCACCAATAACTCCACCATTTGCAGTAATCGATCCAGTAAATATAGATGTTCCAGTTACTCCTAGAGTTCCACTAATTGAAGTATTTCCGTTAGCAGATGCAACACTAAATTTAGTTGTAGTGCCATCATTAATAATAAAATCTTCTCCAGCACTAGCAGAACCACTAATGGTTAGTCCAGCATTAGCAGTAATTAATCCAGTAACAGTAAGTGTAGAACTTAAAGATGTAGTACCAGTTACACCTAGAGTTCCTGTAATAGAAGCGTTATTTCCAACAAATAATTTCTTAGCAACTGCTAAACCACCAGCAGTAGAAATTGATGTATTTGTATCTGTGGATGATGATGCATCTGTTGCATTAGACTGTCTAATGATACCAGAATAAGTCTGAGTTCCTTGGTACTCAATTCCACCCTGATAGACTGCTTGACCATATACCTTAACATCACCATTAACAACTAAATTCTCACCAACATGAGCACCACCAGTTACTCTGAATGCACCTCCAAGTGTGGGAATTTCTGAACCAGCAGGAATAGTTCTCCCCGCATTACTATTAATTGTTGTAACACCAGAAACACTGAGAATATCATCAATAGTCGTAGTGCCACCAGCAGAGTCGATAATTAAGTTTCCTGTTGATGTATCAATTTCATTATCAGCAGTAATACCAATTCTAACATTATCAATAGTAGCACCACCATTAGCATCAAGTACTCCAGTTAAAGTAGTTGTGCCACCAACATTTAGATTTTCTGAAATTCCAACACCACCAGTAACAATTAGAGCACCACTAGTAGTATTTGTTGAAGTTGTTCCTGTAGTTAAATTTAATCTACCAGCAAAGATTCTTGCATCAGTGCCAGAGAATACTTCAGAAGAATTTGTGGCATTCTCTAAGAATCTGTATCCAGATGAAGAATCATCCCATCCAAAGAAACCTAGTTTTGCTGAAACATCAAAATAACGGAATTCAATACCACGATCCTTATTATCATCCGACGCAGGAGCAGTATCACCACCAAGAGTTAGAACAGGATCATCGACAGTTATAGTCGTTGCATTTACAGTTGTAGTTGTTCCATTTACGGTAAGATTGCCAGTTACAACTGTATTGGCATTATTGAGAGTTAGTGTTCCAGTGGAAGCACCAATAGAAACTGTAGTTGCTGCTTGACCAATATTTAATGTAGTAGCAGTTGTATTAAATACAGTGGCAGTTGTGGAAGTGGTTGTAATATCTCCACCATTAACAGCAAGATCGCCAGTAAGAGTGGTATTTCCACCAACTCTTAGTTGTGCTCCAATACCAACACCACCAGTTACAACTAAAGCACCATTATTAGTTGCAGAAGAATCTGTAGCGTTTGTGAACGATGTAATGCCAGTAGTACCTAAGGTATTATTGATTTGTGTTGCACCTGTAATCGTTGCAGCACCACCAACTCTGAGTTGATTATTAATCGAAGCACCACCAGCAGAAACAACTAGAGCACCAGTTCCAAGTGCAGTTGAATCTGTTGCGTTGGAAAGAGTAGTTACTCCAGCAACTCTGAGTTGTGCTCCAATACCAGCACCGCCAGTAACAATCAGAGCACCGTTGTTTGTTGCTGAAGAATCAGTAGCGTTTGTAGTTGAGATAATACCAACTGTATCGATTCTACCTGTATTGGAAGCAACATTAAACTTGAATGGTGAAGTACCATCGTTGTCAACTGAGATACTACCCTTGAATACCGTATTACCGCTATAGCTAACTGCACCATCTACATCAAACTGACCGTAAATTTTCAGTGATCCACCAACAACTAAACCATTAGCAATTGAAGCACCACCATCAACTTTCAGAGCACCATAAGTTCCTAGAGATGCATATGCAGTTCCAGCAATCGCTCCAGTAACATTAGTATTAGTTGTATTTTGGATATTAACTGTGGAAGCAGACTGAGTGATTAAATTACCAGTAAGAGTAGTTATCCCAGTAACACCCAGAGATGAAGATAATGTAGCTGCACTAGTAACACCTAAAGTTCCAGAAATGGTAGTATTTCCATTCGCAGTATCAACCAAGAACTTAGTTACTGGAGAACCTGCTCCATCAGTAATTCTGAAATATTCTGTTGCTGCTACAGTATTACCCGCAATCGTAACACCGTTATTGAATGTAGCTAGGTTAGTGACCCCTAGAGTGCCCTGTAAGGTGGTGTTGCCTGCAATGTTCGCAGTTCCACCCACCCATAGGTTCTCACTGATTCCAGCGCCTCCTGTGACTACCAGAGTACCTGATGTAGTGCCAGTTGATCCAACATTACTACTGAGGGCAAGGTTGCCAGCAATAATACCAGCATCAGTACCAGAAAAGACTTCAGAAGTATTTGTTGCATTGTAGAGGAAACGATAACCGCCAGTAGTTCCAGCAAGAGTCGAATAACTTGCATCCCAACCATAGAAACCTAGTCTTGCTTGAGTGTCGTAATATCTGAACTCAACACCACGATCTTTACCATCAGTAGATGTTGGAGCAGTGTCACCACCCAAGGTGATGATTGGATCATCAACTGTCATCGTCTCTGAGTTGACAGTGATTGTGGTTCCATCAACTAGAAGATCACCCTTGATCTGTACAGTTCCTGTGTTATCACCAACACCAGCAGGATCTAGTACGATAGTTGAATTGGTTGAACTAATTGCGTTATTTGCAAAGTAGATATCCTCTACTCTTACATCAGCACCACTAGAGATTAGGGAGATCTGCTGAGGAGCAGCAATACTAATAGTTGAGTTTGATGACTGAACTAGAATAGAATCATCTGCACTTACTTCAATCTTTGCTTCACCAGCACCAGCATTATTTGCGGTGAATCTTAGGAATCGGTTGGATGCAGTGTTTGCATCCATTAGAATAGTTAAGGAACCAGCACGGTTGATTGTCTGTACAGAAGTGCTAGTCTTATCTAATGTAATATCTGAGAAAATATTTGCAGTTGCAGTGTTGATATCAACATTGCTAGTTGCTGGGTTGGTACTGTTAATACTACGAATGAGTGGATTTCCAGCAGTATCATTTACCGATAAATCGTTAATTGTAGTAATTCCACGATAACCAGTAGAAGCAGTTAGTTCATTATCTAGTTCGTATGCAGTAAATCCAGATCCATCTGCAAAACGAATTTCTGTATTTTGTAGTTGAGTATTATCTACACCCCTAGACGCAATTGTTACATGACCATCGCCATCAACATCAAAGTCCTCTTGATCAAACGATGCAAGACCCTTCTGGCGGGTTGTAACGAGTGCTAAGTGTCTCCATAGCACAGTTCCGTCTGAAGCGTCTCCTGAGGTGTGTGTGGGTGCTGTAGCACCTGATGTACCAGCATTTACTGCCTGATATAATCTACCACCATTAGTTACTTTTGCATATCGTGCATATGAAACACCAGTGGACCATGCTGAATCTGTTGTACCTTCAACGGCAGTTGCAATTGGAAAATCTTCAGCATAAGTAAATCTACCAAAAGCATCAACAGTAAATCTTGTTGCTCTGATAGTTTGAGTTGCCCCAGCAACTGTTGGTGTGTTGTATGTTCCCTGAGTAATAGTTGTTGGAATTAAATCTAGTGATGGGTTTCCTGCAACACCACTACCATTAGTTACTGCAATTCTTCCACTAGTACCCTGAATAGTTCTAGTTACAATATTACCATCAGAAACACGAGTGATGATACCAGTTGTAGTTAGATCTGCGACACCTTGTAAGTCTCTATCAAATGGTTGTGCAGATTGTCCCTCTACAGTTCCTGCTAATCCATATTCTTGTAGAGTTGTTGGATTAGATGCATTTGTAATTCTTCCCTTAGCATCAACTGTTACTTTTGTATATGATCCAGTTGAATTTAGTGTGCCATCATAATGAGGAAGGGACTGAATAATTTGTAGAGATGATGTAAGGTTCAAGTTTGCTGAACCATCAAATGTGGCGGATGCTGTCACATCACCACTTATAGCAATCTGACGAGTGTTTGCAAGGCGAGTTGCTGTTGATGCGTTACCAATTAGCGCACCAGTAATTGCACCAGCTTGGAAATTACCATCAGCATCTCTCTGAATGAGAGTATTGGGGGCATTCGTTACTGACTCTAATGGTCTTTCGTATCTAAGAGAGTTCCAAGCGGTGATACCATCACCTATCTTAATTCGACCAGTATCAATCTCGATACCAAGTTCTCCGATAGCAAGCGTCGGATTAACATTCGCCCATTCCTGAGCAGAACCTCTTCTTAGTTGTATTCTATTTGCCATTGGTAATTATCCCAAGCTCTCAAATAATTCTCTCTTTTGTATTTATAAAAAAATAAGGGGGGAATCCCCCCTTTAATTATTCTTCACTGGAATCTACTTCCACATCTTCATCCTTAGTTAGATATTCTAGAGTTTCGATAGCACCAAGTAGTTTAAGTGCTTGAACTTCATTTTCTTTAATCTTTTGAGTAAGAGTTTGATTCTCATTGATTAAATTTTGATATCTTTCCTTGAAACTGATAAGAAGTTCTTCTTGACTGGTTGACTCAATTGCCATTATGTTCTCTCCTAATTAATGTACTCAATAAACTTTTAATTTCAGAAATATCAGAACTCAGAGATTTCACATCATCTTTTAATTCCTCAAATTCTTTTTGGTGATTTTTTAACTTTTCGTAGGTACGAATATAAGATTCGTACCCACTTCCATCTTTATTTATTACTGCACTAGTAGAGTCATCTCTAAAAAGAGATGCGCTATCTTTAATTTTTCTCAATTTCTCACTCATGTTTATACTGCAGTTGCAATAGATCTAAAGTATTTAATCTGAGGAACTAATGCCTGATTTGGAGAAGATAGAACAACTTTGATTTGGAATTTAGTAAATTCTAAACCAGACTTGTTATACTCATATGCCTTAAATACAAGATCATTTACTGGAGTAACTGGTCTATCTGGTCCACCATCAGTATTGAAGAATTCCCATAGAAGTGAATTCTCATCACCAGTAAATCCTACAGGAACTACACGATATAGAACTCTGATATTAGTATCATTTGGTCTATATGCATCGAACATTACTCTCAGTGATCTAGAAACTTGATTATCAAGTGAAATCATTCTAGTAATGTAGACTGCATCATGAGGATCACCTTCTGGTAATCTAGCTAGATCCCAATTATCTGGATTGTTGATGCGATTGGATGTAGTAATAATACTGCATCTATCAAGATCAATAACTGGAGATAATGTATCAGTTTCTGATTCCAAAATTAGTTCCATAGTAAATGACTTTTCTCCAGACAACTTAGCATCTTCATTAATTTTTGATAAAATTAGAGATTGATTTGCTAAGATATTTGCATCATTTAGAGTCACATTCTCATAAGAGTTTGTATTTACAAATGATGGTTCTTGCTCAATAGCACCGATTGATGTTCCAGATACTCTATTAATTCTAGCATAAATTTGAGTTCCTGGTAAAACAACATTATTGATATTTGGCGTAAGTACCTCAAATGGAACATTCTGAGAAGCAGTCGCAAATATTCCTCCAGACGAAATACCTACTGTAGCAACAGATGCTACAGTTACATCGTATGAATCTAATGTTGGATTGATAATTGATGTATGAACTTTGTTAATTTGTGTTAGTGGAATTCCATCTAAGTTATAACACTCAACTGCAGAACCAATTTCATGCGCTGCTGCTGTTGTTCCGCCTGCACCTCTTCCTGCAGTTGTTTTTACAGTGATTGTAAATCCATCTGTAGAAATATTAGTATATGCAATAATTTCATCATCAATCTTAATGTATCCTGGATTATCTTCCCCATAAGTAAATCCACCAATCTTCTTATGGAATGCTCCAGCATCAGCAACAGTAATTGAAGTATCTGTAGCAGATATTGCTTGTCTTAGAGTTGTTGATGGGATTTCCGAAATTATGCCAGTAATTGCAACATTATTAGTGGTATCATGCATACCATGGTTGCTATGGAGAATAGTAATTTTCTTACTGGACTCTGGATATGTTGTAGTTGTTGATGGGAATTTTTGTAAAGAATCTCCAGAATATGTTGATGTATTTACAATAGTTGAAACAGATGGATTTGTTTGACTAATTGTTTCACCATCATCAAATTCCTTGGATACATAATTGACTTCTAGAACACCAGTTGAAACATTCCATGATGTTACATAAGCTTTTGCTCCACTTGTCTGTCCAGTAATCAACTTACCAACTGTAAAGTTTCCAGTTAGAACACCAGCAGTTGTACTTACATTTAGGGTAGCAGTTGCCTGACTACTGATAATTGGGTAAACTACATTACCTCCAACATCAGTTCCCTGTAAGAATGATCCTTCAATATCAGTAATTGTAATTTTGTTTGGACTTGATACTGTATCTACAGAAACAATAGTTGCTGAAGCATTACTTGTATCTTGATAAATTCTAGCACCAAGAGTGAATTGTGCAGAAGCATCGTTTAGAGTAATGACCTGATTTGGTTTGTATGTAACGATTGGATTTTCTCTTAGTTTTAGAATACCCCTATTGCCAATATTCAACTCTGCATTATTGAGCACTAGTTTTCCTGATAAAGGACCAAACTTTGCTCTGTATAGAGTGAACTTGAGATCTTGTAGTTGGTTTGGAGACCAGGTAGAAGCGTTTTGTGACTTAAATAGGACACCAGCATAAGGTTGTTCTGAAATAGTTCTATCACCAGTAATATCAACCTGTCCCATTTCTGAGATCCAAACTTCATATTCATTTGAGTCTGTGAATAGAACTATTGCATATTCCTGAGTCTCACTAATGTATACTGGAGCTGGGAACTTGAATGTGGTAGGAATGGATGCATTCTCAGATACTTCGACTTGATCTGGTGCAAGAACAGCAGTAGATAGTGGTAGAATTCTATTGCAAGGTACTCCATATTCCATCTCACGGATCTGAACGCTGATTGGAATATTTTGATCCTTCTTAGCAAAGAATAGATCAACAGAATCTAGATAAACACCACCTCTTTCCTCAATCATGAATGACTGTGCAAGAGGATCCCAGTAACCAATCTGAACTTGTTCTTGACGAGTTCTAGTTGTGGTTCTCTGCTCATTTAGTTGATCTGTTACAATTTCAGCATTTCTGATCGATAGGATTGTTTCTTGTAGTGTTTCTAGAACACCAGATGCATCATAATTTGTCTGAGCACTAGAACTATCAGTTGATCCAGGTAAAGCTCTTGAATCAGTTGAACTTACAGTTAATCTAAATAATCTTCTTCCAGTTGCCCAACGAGGATTAGTCGTTACGGATGCATTTGGAATAAAGAATGATCCCTTAAAGGTTCCAGTTCTATCGGTGATAATTCTCTTATCTCTTACAATAGCAGTAGCTGATGATGTTTTACCAACTAATATAATACCAATTTCAATTTGACCATAGTACTGTCCAGATACTTGCTCTGCTAACTTATTAGTATCGATATTTAGATATTGAGTTTGAGAGGAATATACTTCTGGCAATTCTCCATCTGTATATGGATTTGATCTCAATCCATCGTTAGGTGCTACTACTTTTGCTGAGAAAATAGCAGAACCATCTCTTCTAGTAGTACCAGATACTAAGCGATATCCTTCAACTGTCTCTCCAATCTGGAATGGAATGTTATTTGTTCTTGAATCTTCTGCTGGATCCTTAATAAGTTCAATAAGTTTAGGTGTAGTGTATGAAGATACAGCAACATTATCAAAGAAACTATAATATCTTGTTAGTGGTTTGAGTTTTTCTGCAACAATAGAAATATTTCTAGATCTAATGAATGGAATATTTTGCTTATTGATTACTCTAGATCCTAAACTTCTTTGCTCAAAGGTTGCAACTACTCTCTGTTGTGTTCCAGTTCTTCTTTCGAGAATGCCAGTGGTAGTTGTAGTTCTAGTTCCAAATCCTGGAATATTTCTACCAAGAGGTCCTAACCATCCTCTCCACTCACCTCCACTAACAGTTGTTCTAGCACCAGACCAATCTTCTTGCCATGAACCCCATGAAATAGCACCAAAACCATTTTGATCTGCATTAATTAATCTAGCCTGACTTTGGAAGTTACCTTCTACTTGTACTACATTTACTGGAGCAACATCAGTATCTACCCAATCATCGCTGCTTGGATTTAGTGTCAACACACCAATGAAACTGAAAACATTGAATGGGTTTACATTTTCAACTAACGATGCATATGGTTGAATGATTAGTGCTTCTCTTTGATATGGAAGAGTAATGATTCCAACATTTCTTGTGACATTGGATGATGAAGTCTCATTAGGAATTAGTGAAACATTAGTCGTGTAGTGAGATGCTCTAAGTGTTCTACTATTGAAATCCATGGAAGCAGAATAATCTGGATTATCGAGATCAGCAACATTCTGATTCTCAAACGAATCAACTAAGAAACCATTCTTAAACTTATCGTTACCAAATTCATCTTTAATGATTAGTGAATTAGTATCCTGCTCAAGTAGGGTTAGTACACTATAGTATTCGATATTATGAACTCTCTTTTCTAGAGATGTAATATCTCTCATAGTATATCTCTTAATATCCTCTTGGAACACTAGGGAATCTACTTTAGGATTAAAACCATAAGCATTGTGTCCAATAATTGCTAAGAGAAGAGCATCATCTCTATCTTCTGGTGGAATTGGATTTTCTGCAGGAGTACCTAAGATAGTGAAGAATTTGCCTAGTTGATCAACAAATACCTTATCAATTCTCTTGACATAATGAGAATAATCCAATCTAAAATCGCTATCTGGTTTTGGTAAATCGAATACAGTTGAATTTGCTCCTTGAAATTCACGACTTACAAAATCCAATGACGAACACTGTAGATAATATGGATTACTTACTGAACCAGCTCCATCGACTAATTGTTTTACAGCTGGTCTGAAATCTAGAACATCAGATAGTGGTTTTTTATTTGTGATTGAACCAACAGAATATGTATAGATTGGAATTTCCTTGTAATCAATACCAACATAGGAATTGATATTAAAGTAGTCTCCAGTTGCTTCATGGGAGAAGAAGTCCACAACTACTTTCAATTTTCTAAT